TCGCCACAACGTAATCTGCTGTGCCACCAGTAATTCGGAACTGATTGGCAATTTGATCAAACGTATGACTATCTAAAATATCCGATACAGCAATCTCATCTGTGATGTTTCTATCTGTATAGGTAGGCGAACTAAATGTTCCAGCAGGATCGTAGTAAAACGGAACCCACAATCTACGTTGGAAGTAAACTCCCCATGGCGGAGCTGGTTGATGGATAAAACCACCACCTACGCTAAAACGTCCACCGAACTCAACTTGTAATCCACCACCAAGTGTAGCTAAATTACCCACAGGGGCGATAAAGGAAATATTAGTAGTGGTAGCACTAAGCACCTCGAAAGACTTGCCAGAAATAGCACTGAACTCAGGGACAGTAGTCTCGTAGATAACAATGGTGTCTCCAGCTACAATCGTTGTATTCCCTGTAACTGTGAGGCTTACTACGCCACCAGATACTGATCCATTATTTCCAACAGTAGTAAATATCTGCGGTTGCGTGTATACTCCTCCAGGAACAAGCGTAAATCCCGCCTTCAACACACCGCTCGTAACCGTAAAGGTTTGAGTCTGTGAAGTCGTAAAAATATAGGTGAACGTATCTTTGCTTGTAACTGATGCTACTGTAAATGTTCCATTCGGCTCAGTGCCACCAGTAAGCCCACTGACTACGATGCTGTCTCCTACGGTTAACCCGTGGTCTTGCACACGCATAGTCACAGTAGTTGTTCCTGCCTGACTTGCATTCTCGATCTGACGACCATTAGGAAACCACTCAAATCCTTGGAATCCACCACGAAACAAAAACACGCGATCAAACGCTTGTATCATTTCTGTATCCTCGGTTAAGGACTGACCTTCTGGATATTCAATATCCTGCGTAGTGTAGCCATCTAGATCCACCAAGATTGCCTTCGTATCCAATGCCAGCACGATGCTTTCTGAATTGCCTGTGTTTGGATCGCTAAACAAGCAAGATGCTCGGACGTTGACGTTAGCGGCATCGTTAATCGGAGTTGTGGACAATGTGCCAGTCTGGTTGCTGATAGATGTTAATCCAGCTACGGAATACGTAAGCGTATCAACACTAGCTACGGTCAACGTAAAGTCACCGTTCATCTCAACATTGCCGACAAGTCCAGTAATCCTTCCTAGTGCCGTGCCAGTCAACCCGTGACCTGTAATCGTAATCGTAACTACACCAGCAGCTACACTAGCGGCAGTGATGTTCTTAGCTACGTCAATCAGAAAGAACGGCAACTGTAACGGACTGCCACCACTGGTTAACGATCCTGTCCTAGCTAGAATACCTCTGCGTGGCTTCCAATATCCTTCCATCCTGCCATTCAACGACTCACGCACCTCACCAACTTCTAGCTGGTTTAACTGCAATCGCTGATTCACACTCAGAAACCCACCATCCCCATCTGAGGATTGGGCTTCGTCCATCGCACTGCCACTCTGTGCAAACTGACTCATTAGACGTAATAGGCGATAACGGAACCACTAGCCAAGTTAATCGAACTAAATCTTCCACCAATGCCAATTCCAGCAGGAACTGTCACTCCAGAAATATTGGAAAGATCATCAATGTTGCTACTGGTGATATCGTTAAACACTGCGTCTGTAATGACTTGAATCCAACGCCAATTACCATCAATCTGGCCTGTTGCTTCGTCAATGTATAAACCGCCGCCTTGGCCTTGCATGTTATAATCTGCTGGATTCCCCATAATTTTGTTGACTAAATGTTGATTTGAACTATAATAAATCCGATCCAACGAATGAGTCGAAGGATCGGAAACCTCAAACATGTATCAGCATGCAGGAAGCAAGTCAATTAGTATTTGAATTTAAGAAAAATGTCAACCTTTTTTTGGTGAGGCATAAAAGATGGGACACACGAGCCGATGGTAAAGTTTTTTGGCAGTATTCTCACGGCAAAGAACGGTGGATTACTTTAGACTTAGCAATTAGGCAAAATGAGTCAATAAAAAAAGCTGCCAGCAAGCAAAGATTAAAAAACCCAGAAAAATGTTTATTGGCAAATAAACAATGGCGAGATAAGAACAAAGATAAGCACTGCGAAAACGCTAGGAATTATTATCAAAAAAATAAAACACATGCCAATGAGGTTAAGCGCAAAAGACGAATGTATAGACGCTACTCAGATCCATTGTATGCGTTTAACCAAGCAGTAAGATCTTTAATCTCACGAGCATTCAAAAATAAGAATTACAAAAAAACCTCACAAGCACGTGTTATTATCGGTTGTGACTGGGATGAACTAGCTAAGCATATTGAATCCAAATTCTCTGATGGCATGAACTGGGCTAATCGTGGGCAATGGCACATAGATCATATTATCCCATTAGCTTCAGCACAAACCGCCGATGATGTTTTTCGGCTAAATCATTACACTAATCTCCAGCCCTTGTGGGCATTAGATAATTTGCAAAAGGGAGCAAAATACTAGCAGTGCCTCAACTGATTTATACACCTTGTAAATCGTAGCTAATAGGGCTGCTCATGCGCGTGTTTTATCATTTTGGGGGAATTTGTCAAGTAGCCATTTAGGCATTTTTTCGGAGGGTGAAGTTTCCCCTTTAGGCATTTTTTCGGAGGCTAGGGAACCAATAGCTATATCCGTAGCCACCGCGCGCGCGACCCCCGCCCCCCCTGTTCATCCGCACACTACTCACGCAAACACTGCTCACCTGAACACTACTCACCTGAACAGCACTCATGTGCACACCACTCATGCGAACACCAAACAAATCAAACGTTCGCTTGAATCATCCGCTTGCATCGCCTCGCATGCGGCATCGAGATAGCACTCGCTCACACGTCCACACCGACACCGCTCACTCATCCAACGCTTGTTTGAATCACTCGCTTGATCGCCTGGTATCGCATCAAATCTAACGGAAAAATTATTTGCTTGACATGTTTCAGGAATTGCGAGTAAACTTGATACAGGAAACAACGGTTGATAATGCTTGGGTTGATAACGTCTCATGCTTGGTGATTGAGCCCGATTATTGGTGATATTCTTTCAAGAGAGCGAATAGGTTTTCTGAGATACTTTCCCCGATGCTTTTCACTCGATACTTTCCCCTCGATTCTCTCGCTGATTCTCTGCCAGATCAGCCTTGAATTGATGCTTTGTTCCTCGCTTTCCTCACTCGTTCTGTGGAATGCTGAAAAAATCTCATGCGATAAACCCTTGAGAATCAACAGAAAAGAAGAAAAGTGAAAATAGTTGTAAAAATGTTGTAGACAATGCAGCGATATTTGGTAAGTTCTTCCCGCCGCGACGAATAAAGCGGTGAGCACAACCACAACTTGAACATGAATATGACACCATTACAGACACTTAGAAAACACGTTACTGGCAAGATTGAGAGCGGACACGCCATTGCCATCGTGGGAATACCCGCCAAGCCTCGCTATGAACTGCTGGATGACATGGAATGCGTAGTGGCAACCGCTGACAGGTTGCAAGACTTAGCCTATGCCACCGCTTTACAATACAATCGCCGCCCGATGGTTTACGACACTATCACTGGCAAGACTTGCGCCGTCCCTGAAATTGAAACAAGCCACTGATGAGCCTAGGCAATAGGCGAAACCCGAAAGGGTCTGGCAATGCCAATTAACTACAACTACAACTTGAACATGAATATGACAACACAACACGACAACACGACACAAGCCGCCCTTGCCATCATCGCAGCAAGCCCAGCACCAGCCACGGAACGCCCAGGTGACCACGCCGCAGCACTCGCGGAGGATTGGGGATGCAGTTACTCAGATGCACTAGTGTATTGCAACTGCGATTGATTGCCTCGCCCGTTGTCCTCTCCACTGGGGAGGGCATAGGGCGGCGCAAACATCCGCAATACAACCAACCAGAACACAATGAGAGCACACACAAACACAATGCACTTGTCTATTGCTTTTTATGGCAATTACCGCCCGTTACACATTGAAACCGATTCGATGCAATCCGCGATTCAATCCGCAGCGCAAAAAATCAATTGCGACGAGATCAAGGCAGCAGTGGAGGAAATCTGCAGCGACTATACCAGACAGAGAAAAGCTGGAATCGGCATAGTGTCAGCCTGTAAAGAGAATTACAGATTTTCCGTCAGAATCGCGGAAGGAAAGCGCGACAACTGGCTCGACTCACTAACCGACACAATGCCACACAATCCGCTTGTGACATATTAACAACACAACACAAGAAAATCATGAAAATCACAATACACTCGAAAGCAATTGACAACGGCAAGCAACACGTCCTTAGCGTTCCATTTCTCGGGACGTTTACCATTGACCAGAAAGATCGAAATCGTGCTATTGCTTTCATCCACAGCAACAACAAGGGGGAATCTTTGCATTTTCTCCGCCAATTACACATTGAAAACCTACAAAAGCAAATTGCAAAAAAAGAAGCTCAAATCCTCGTAACGCTATGAATCCAACTTGCTCACTAATCCGCCGTCCTATTCCACAGCGCAACCCTATCAAATCCGCTGCCATAGCACTATCACGCGCCCTTTACTATGCCGCCGCCGTAACGTTCGGAGCCTTGCTCTGTGCTGCCCTTGTGGTGGTGGTGACGGCTCTTTAACACTCAACACAACACAACACAACACAAGATGCAAACGATAACAGGCAATACCTATCCCGTAAAAGACACGCTCAAAGCTATGGGCGGAAAATGGAACAAACTAGCCAAGGGTTGGGACGTTCCCGACGAGATGGCAGCTGAAGCGCGCGCCCTAGTCTCAGGCGCGCCAAGCCGCAGCATTAGCCACAGCTATGATAAAACCACATTTTATCGAATGAGTAGCGGAGCAGTGATTTATCGAAACAGTTCTGGTATGTGCGAGGACGCGCCATGCTGCGGCTGCTGCGGCACAGATAGCCACTGATGAGATCCCAGGCGGGGGAAAAATCCCCTGCCACTATCATTAACCACTATCACCCAAACCAATGACCACTACCACAGGCAATATGGCAATCAGCCCCACAGAATCATTCATTCAAGACCTTAAGAGTAACATCTCTTATGAATTCAAAACCCGACACCACACCCAGCGCGGACTATATACCAAAGCGGAAAATGTCCGCGATGCAATCGCCATCCTGCGCAGAATCCAACCCAAAAGCCATGACCACCTACTAAGCACTCGCAGCACTGCAATGAGCCACTGATGAGATCTAGGCAAGGATCGAAACACCCTGCGGGGTGTATGGCAATGCCACAACACAAAGAACACAAGCACGCTATGAACGCAATTACTCCAATATATTCCAACGAATACACTGGCCCACGCTACACCTATGGACTACGAAACCGCCCGCTATGCATGGGGACAGCTCCCAAGGGCTACATCATCGGCAGCGAAGGGGCAGCCATGGGGCGCGCCCGATGGGGAACTATCCAGTACCCGCGCCAACTCACGCCAGCGGAAATCTACGACTTTGAATTGGAAATCATGGATGCTCCTTCTTGCTCGCAATGCGGGAGGGAGTTCAAACAAGATACCCGCCAGCACGGTTGTTCCCACTGCAAAGATCATGCAAGCCACTGACGAGTTCCAGGCACGGAACGAAACCCGAAAGGGTCTGGCAAATGCCAATTACAACATGATATTATACCAGAAAACAGAAGATCCCCTCGTCATCATCACAGACAGCAAAACAAAAGACGTGCAGACTAAAAAACTCACTGGCACTTATTTTCGAATCATTCCCCCCGCAAATGATCGCGTGAATTGGGTGTTAACCTGCTCAGAAATGCACGTCGACCGCTGGGCATCTGCCACAGACTCCACTATGATCATTTCCGAGAACCTGCGCAATCAACTCGTATCTCTGTTCTCATGTTAATAGACAACAAAATCGCGTTGATACAGTCTGCTGCGGATGTCTTCGGGGTGAAACCTGAAGCAATCACTGGCAAGCGCAAACGGCTCTCTGAGGCTCTTGCTAGGCAAATCGTCATGACGCTCTGGAGTGAAGCTCACTCGCTCCAGGATTCCGCCGAAATCGTAAACAGAACCCATCACACGGCAGCATTTTACGCACGGAAAAAAACCTACGAGAAATTGCACTATTGCGAGAAATCCAAGGAGCAAATGCGCAAGATATTGCAAAGATATTCACAGATTATTCTTGAACAAACCACAATTAACGAATAAAAAACTCTTGTGCGGGAAATTCCGCACTATCACAACACCAAAATATAATGAACCTAGAACACAGTACACCTGAATTGTTCACCGCGCTCGCCAAGATGCAAGGTGAAGTAGAAAACGCTACAAAAGGGAGTCTCAACCCTCACTTTAAGAGCAAATATGCGGATCTAGCCGAGGTCTTGAACACCGTGCGCCCCGTATTGGCAGCAAATGGCTTGTCAGTCATCCAATCGCCCTCGTTTGACGGTGGGATCTGCCACGTCACTACCACTATCGCTCACAGCGGTGGAGGGTATATTTACGGCACTATGTCATGCGTCCCAGCAAAACAGGACGGGCAAGGCATCGGGGCAGCAACAACATACCTGCGCCGTTACTCACTGGCAGCGGTCTGCGGGGTAGCACAGGAGGATGACGATGGACAATCTGCCGCGCATAACAAGTCGGCAGTATATCCGCTAATCTCCAGCGGTGAAGCCGCCCGAATCCGCTTGAGCATTCACGGTCTTAATATTGACGAACCCGCATTTCTGAAACACTACGGAGTCACCGCAGTGGAACAGCTTACAACTGACAAAATCACCAGCATCGACAAAGCATTTGCAATCAAAGCCAAAACAAAACCATGAAAAACGCAACTATTGAATACAACTTGGGCAGAGCGTATTATTCACGCTCCGCATCGCCTACAAACCTGTCAGGACCTGTCAGCAAGTCACTACTGTGGGATTTTAACCAATCGCCCTACAAATGGAGGCACAGCACAGGCAAGGAGTCAACACGCGCGATGGATCTAGGAACGCTGATTCATGCGGCAATCCTAGAGCCAAACATTCCACTTGATGTAATCGCCGCAGTATCGCCATTCTCCGACTTCCGCACTAAAGCCGCGCAGGAGTGGAGAGATGATGCGCGAGCCATGGGCAAAATGATTGCTACAGATGACGATATTCGCGCTGCTAGTGGGTGTGAAGCAGTCTTTTCCGAAGACTACGCTCAACGCTTTGCTGGTGGATACAAATCCGAGGTGGCAGTTTTTGCCACTATCGGGGCAACGGACATAAAAGGCATGATTGATCTCGTGCCTGACAATCTAGACCTGCTGGTGGATCTGAAAACGACTGCGAAAATTGGTAGTTTGCGGAACATCACCAACACTATCATTGACCGAGGCTATCACTGGCAAGCTGCCCTCTATCTCGACCTGTGGAATGCAGCAAGCGGAGAGAATCGCACTCGCTTTGTCATTTGCTTCATTGAGGTGACAGCACCGTATGAATCGGCATGGGTGGAAGTCTCGCCTGAGCTGATCGAGGCGGGGCGTGTAGGCTACATGAACGCGCTTGCAAAATGGCAATCCTGCGTAGCTGTAGGCGTATGGCCTCGCCAGCATGAGGGTATCACCACTATCGAGAAACCCGCTTACCTATAAACCAAAAAGAGGGGGCGCGCATCTCACTCACGCGCTTTATATTATGAGAAAAAAATATGATGCAGTTGCTACCGTGGGCAAATACACGAAAGATGGGGTAGAGAAAAAACGCTACCTGACCGTAGGAGCCGTCTTCGAGAGCGATGAGGGTAAACTCACCTTAAAGCTGGAAGGAGTGCCTGTATCGCCCGATTGGAGCGGTTGGATCTCATTCTACGAGCCGAAGCTGGGATACACTGGAACAACTGAAAACGATACACCGCCATTCTGATGAGCATATTCGACGACACACCGCTGGAGATCGGCACACAATACTACGATAAGGAAATCATCGGGTGGAATCCTGACGAGAGAAAGTATCTAGTTGCTTGCCCACGCTTTCGCACGAAGGAGCTTTGGCTCTCCAAGGAGAAGGTGGATGCTGAATATGGAAACAGTCTCATGGCAGGAGTAGAGTGCCGTGAGTCGAAGCCAGGAAGCAGCTACAACACCCGATACTTCAGAAGTCGGGTAGATAGCCCAGAATGAAAAATATCCTTGCCACCTCCATCCAATCATGCAAACTGACCATATGAAAACGCCAACGTATTCACCAGAAGAAGCAGAGAAAAACGGCTACAAGTCGATTACTACGCTTTACTTCTTCAACGATGAAGCAGACATGAAATATCTCTCTGCTGTGTTGGCTGACATGGCAAATGTTAAACATTGCCTGATAAAAACGCTCCGAGGGGTAGAAGTGGCAAGGCTTAAAACTGAGATCCTATGAATCTATTCCCAGAATTGCCAGAGGAAGAATCGCCCCGCCTGAAATGGATGAAAGCGAAGAACATCCACACGCTGAAAACCAAGGATAACAGATGGGTAGCATACAAAAGCGAAACACAGCACAATTTTACCCACGAGGATGAGATTGACGCTGTTGTCGGTCTTGCTAAGAAGCTAAAAATCAAACTCTGGAAAGAGTGATTGACTCCGCGCCCGATTATGCTACTTTTGCGCGTCTTAAACGACGCTAACTAACTTGCTTGCAGACCCCGTCAGCACCCACTGGCGGGGTTTTTGTTTGTAGATTCTGGATGCTTTCCATCTTGCCATTCAGCACTTTCACGACATCCAAACTTCAACACTCGATGGCGATACACGCCGCACTTGATGCACTTTTGCTCTGTTTCGACACCGTAGCCATTGCAAGCCGTTACCGACCAGAAACTTAGTCCTAGCGATACCGAGCCATGACGGCAGCGAAACCAATGCTTTATGAGTTGCTTAATTTTCATCTCGTTTCCTTTCTCAATTTATCCAGCTCGCAACGGACAAAACTTAGATCATCCTCCAGCTGGGTGATCCGCTTAACCTGCGATGCGATCACCTTTTGCGCTTGCTTGTCAGAAAACGGTCGTTTGCTTTTTGGTAGTGATTCGACAAGGTGGTCGTATTTGGCTTGCCAGTTGATTTGTTTGCGATATGCATCAGCAATAATACGGGCTGCGGCAAGATTCACGTCTTCTAATCCAATGCAATGATCACACATCGGACTTGCTACATTTATCCAATCGGCAGGATCTCCATCTCTACACGCTCCGAAATCTACCAATGCCAGTGCATCTTTTAATTGTTGTTCTTCACTCATTTTGTTCTTTCTTTCTTCTGTATTCTAATCTCCCGACAATCAGAGCGAGCCAATCAGACACAGTTCACCCATTACAGGTAAACTGAGCTTAAATACTCCCGCATAAACGTCGGTCGCCATTTTCGCACATCGCATTTCTGCGAACTCTTTTCTATCCGTGGGTTGTGACCTTGTAAAGACGGAATCAGACAAAAAGAGCGTTGCACACTTTTTCAGGTGAGACGGTAACTTACTTCACTTCTCACCACCCTTGCACCCTAACACTATTTGCCTTGCATCGGCAGACTCATGCTTTCTATGTGAACCAGTCATCCAGGTAAATGAAAAGCCCGTTCAGGCTACAACCTCTGAACGGGCTTCGTTGCTATTTGAACACACAGCAAGAAATCTTTGTTGGGCGGTTGTAGCGCGCGAACGAGAGAAGAATAGAACAAGATTGGAAAAACGCAAGAAATAATTTTCAAGCGATGAAAAAATATCCCCCAAGTGTGCATCGTCGAGAGGCATGGGGGATCTGCTGCGCGGAGAATACCATTCGGCGAGCGATTGTCAACTCACGCTTTATCGGTATCATCGGACGCAAATCGGACGTATGGCAGACGTAAATCTCTAACAAAACACACGCTGTAACCATTGATTTTACTAGGAAAATAAAAAAGATTAAAAAAATAAGAAAAAAGTATTGACCGAGGTCATGAGCCGATGTAGAAATCTCCCGCCATGAGCAACAACAAACACAGCCGAGCGCAAAAGCTCGCCATTATCGAAGCCACAGTGAAAGAGAAAACACACAAAATTATGCACGTTAAGATGCCGCTGGAGCTACACGCTAAAATCAAAGCAGAAGCAGAGCAGCTAGGCATGAAGCTAGGTCGCTATGTCTGCGGATTGATCGAAAAAGGAAAGGAGGGAGCATGATTGACTTTGTAAAAGCGCATCCATTTTTCACCGTGTTTTTCCTCATCGTAGGCTTTTACATGGTGGCTTTTACTCTCAGCTTAATTAACCCGCCGAAAGATGACTATGACAACTAAAATCTTAGAAGCGTTTTACACGCTCGCCATCGCACTCACAGCTGGGCTAGTCGCCTGGATAATTCTACCATAACAAACATGAACACACAGAACACACCATCACACGCATACAGAATGCAAGAAGTTATAGACATCGGTTTCAACGCTGAAAATACACTGGATGAAAATGACACCGTGTCACTAAAGGTTGGACAGCTTGCTGATTTTGTCAGACACTACTGCGAGTTGTGCCAAGCACTAGTCGACCATGATATTGAGGCGTTATCTCACGCTGAGATATTACGCCAGCAAAGCAAGAAGATCGTAAGAATACTGAAAGGAGAGCCATGAACAAAGATACACACGAACGCAGGATGCAAGCTATGTTAAACATTGCTTGGGAAGTTGAGAACCTCATGGACGTTGAGAACCGACTAAAGGATAACGAAACCGTGCAGCTCAAAGTCGGCGAGTTTATTGAGTTTGCTCGGCATTATTGCGCTATCAGCGACCAACTGGATGAATGCATCCAATACTTCAAACTAAACGCAAAGACGCATCTGACTTTTGCCAAGGAAACAGAAAAGATACTGAAAGGAGAAGATTAATGAGCGCAAAAATGAAAACATCGCCAACACAGTTATCCTTGGCGCACCTGCGCAAGACCTGTGATTTGGTGGAAGTCGTGGAGAAGTGGAATAGTTTCGTCAAGATTCGCCAAGACCTATTCGGCATCATAGACATACTGGCATTGAGCGGCACCGAGACAATCGCCGTGCAAAGCACCTCATGGAGTAATGTGAAGAGCCGTGTAGATAAGATGAGCGAGTCGCCAAACATCTCAGCAATTCGTGCAGCAGGATGGAAGATCCTTGTTCACGGATGGAAGAAGAACACAAAAACAAATAGATACGAACTGAAAGAAATAGACATATCATGAACACAGACACACAAATTGAAGAATTAGAACGCGAGATCGCGCAGTATAAAGAGGCACTAAAGGAGGAGGCACGCATGAGTGAGATTGAAGAGCAACTAACCAAAGCACACGGTCACGTACGCCAAGCCGAGATAATCATGGCGGAACTTGGTCATGAAAAATACTCTCTCAGCGGGATGTGCAGTGCAGCCATGCGGCATGATCTTGAACAAGAGGTATCAAAGCTATTGTGCGAACTTGCCGAGGCGCGCAAACAACGCGACACGCTGGCTGATGCTCTGCGCACAGCGTCCGAACGATTTAGAAATACAAAATATGGATGCATGTGGGATGATGCCGCTGATGATATTGACAAAACATTATCCGCAGTGAAAGGAGGCAGCGATGAGTGAACGCGCGCTAGAACTAGCGACCGCGCTGGAGGCTGAGCTGCTGGGGCAATGCGACAAGCTTGAGGCGACAATGCAGCGACCAGAGTTCGCATCGTTTCCGATCGACGAACGCATTCAGATCGATCGCAAGCACTCAGAGATCAGCGGGTTATTGACCCAAGCGGATTTTATGAAGTATCAAATTTCGAGATTATGAACACACCAGAAAAACAACTATCAGAATCCCTGCTTGCTGCGTGCAAAGCGGCGGGGATTGAGAAGCCAAAATATATCGCGCAGGATAAAGATGAACCGTATGTATGGCATTATGACTTGAAACCAGACACAGACGATACAAAGGAATTAGACATGTGGGCTGTTGACAACGGGAACGCAACGAAAATTCACCACCCGCCCTACGCCGAAGACTGGAAAGAGAGCTTGCTTGAGTGGGTTGAACATATTGCCGACACCAGCAAAATGATCGATGACGCTTGCAAGATCGCGTATCAGAATCACCTCAGAAAAGGTGATGGCTTATGCTGGAGCCGTGCTGGTGACTACCGCGCTGGATGGGAAGATGCGCTTGCGTGGAAAGGAGGCGCAAGTGAGTGATCCCTACGAGCGAGAAGCGGCAAAAGCGGCAATACAAACGCTTGAACGCGAGATTGCCAGAGTAACAGAGCAACGCGATAGCGCATTCAGCCTTATCCAATACGCTGGAGAACTGCTTGGCGTTACACCGCAGGAGCATAAGTCGGCGCACGGATTTAAGGTGTTACAAGCTATCAAGGATTTGATCGAGCAAGCGAAAGGAGGCGGCGATGACTGACCAACAACAAAGAATAGCAATCGCAGAAGCTTGTGGGTGGCATTGCAATCAATTTGGGCTATGGGGTATCGACTTTGCAGATGGTGTTTCTGGATCACCTCCAGACTACCTCAACGACCTGAACGCAATGCATGAA